AGTAAAGATTATTAAATAATAAAAATTATCCGTTAATAAAAATTATTAAACAGTAAAGATTATTAAATAATAAAAATTATCAGCGTTCACCCCCCCCTATGACAGTCTTGGCCTTTTTCGAATCCACATAAAAACGAGTTTCAGCGAATTCCATATTATTATAATCTATCTTAATAAAATTTAATTAAATTAACCATTCTATCCTATTATAATTTATTGTATTCTTATAAAATTAGCGGCAACGCTAAACAACCGATACTAAACGGACAATTTATTGTATTCCTATAAAATTAGTAGCAACGCTAAACCAACAACTAACTATAATAAATACCCTAAAAACCATTTACAAATAAAATAGTTTTAGTTATTATCACAATTAAAAAGGCCAAATAATGACGCAAGAGGAATTTAAACAAGGAATACAAAAAGCCAAGGAGTTAGCTTTAGCTAGAGTAACCTACTTCTTAGAGGTAGAAGCGGAACACGCAGAAATGAGAGACTTAAAGATAGCTACAGATGTAATAAAAAATATAGACACTCAGATTGAAGATAATATGAACAAGAATGTGAATGTGTTAGTTAATACTTTAGCCACTAAATTTAATCTACCTAATAGTTTAGATGAAATGAAGAGGCTGTATAAATGAACATCTTTAACAAAGAGTGGCGATTAAATAACCTATACACTATAAGGGACAAGAAAGGTGTAAAAAGACTACTGACTCTAAACAATGCGCAAACTAAGATTTTAGGTTATATCCACAATAGGAAAATAATTCTCAAGTCTAGACAACAAGGGATTTCAACCTTTTACTTAGCTAATAATATAGATGACTGTTTAGTTATACCAGGTTATAATGCTGGTATTCAATCATATGGGCAAGATGAGTCTGAGAAGCTGGCCATGAGGGCTAAACTGATGTGGGACGAATTAGATGAGGACGCTAAACACTTTATAGGTATTACTACAATAGGTGAGCCGCTAACCCTAGTTAGAGCGAATTCGAAGATTATGGAATGGAATAATGGGTCAGTCCTCAAAATAGGTAACTTTAGAGGGGATACTCTCCAGGGCCTACACGTATCAGAGTTAGGTAAAATAGCTAAGAGGTTTCCTGAGAAAGCTAAAGAGCTAAAAACTGGAGCATTCCAGGCTGTGTCCACAGATAATAAGATAACTATAGAGAGTACCGCCGAAGGGAGAACTGGGCTCTTCTATGAGATGTGGAGAAGAGCGGAGGAGCTACAGTTATTAGGTAAGAAGCTAACTCCACTTGACTTCCAGGCGATATTTCTCAGTTGGGTAATAGATCCAGACTGTAACCTAGACTTCGATGTAGATATACCAGACGAACTAGTTAATTATTTCGCCAAGATAGAAAAAGAGCTAGGCTTTAAATTAAGTGATACACAGAAGTGGTGGTATACTAAGAAATATGAGGAGCTAGGTGAGGATATAAAGCAGGAGTACCCGACAACTAGTGAGGAGGCGTTCGCAGCTACTAAGGATGGTAGTTATTACAGTAAACTCTATAGGGATAAAATAGTTGCACAGAAAAGACTCATAGATAGTCTCTATGATAAGAACTTGCCGGTTAACGTGGCTATGGACCTTGGGATGAACGATACCATGGTTATAGTTTTCTACCAGATATTTAAAGGGCCACTAGGGCCTGAACTAAGACTTATAGATGAGTACCACAATGAAGGAGAAGGGCTTGAGCACTATGTTAGGATGTTGAGAGATAAAGAGGATAGATTAGGTTATAGATATAAGGATGTATTTGTGCCACATGATGCGAAGGTTAGAGAGTTAGGTACTGGGAAAAGTAGACTAGCTATTCTGCAGGAATTGGGAGTTAATGCTAGAGTATTAACCCGACACTCAGTTCATGATGGAATAGAGATGGTTAGGAAATGGATACCCCATATGTATATAGATGATAGGTTAAGTTATTTGAAAGGGATGTTTGTGAATTATACTAAGGAATGGAATTCTAAACTAGGAACTTGGAATTCACAACCTCTGCATAATGAATGGTCTCACCCAGCTGATGCTATTAGGTATGTGTGTATGAGTTTACCTGATATAACTAATATGGAAAGAAAGAAACCTAAAAGGCAAAAAGGTATGGATATATAGTAATAGCTATATACCCTAAAAAAGGTTTACAAAAACTAATAATTATAGTATAATATTTTTAAATGTGAATAAGGAGATGATATGGGTAATCCAGAGAAGAGTAAAAGTGCTGCTACCCAAGAGCCTGAAATGTCTCTTGAAGAGCAGCTAAACACGATAGTTAAAGGTATGGAATTTGATGAGTCTTCGAATACTTATAAATTACCAGAAGAGGTGCCTGAGCACTTGAAGTTAGCTGCTTTAGCAGAGAAAAGACGTAGAGATACGCAGGCTTCTCTTACTAAGTCACGACAAGAACTCAAAAAGCTTGAGGAAGCTAATAAAAAGCTACAAGAAAGGGTTTTTAATAATGTAAATATAGATTTATCCGAAGATGAAAAGGATGAACTAGAAAACTTAAAATTTAGTGACCCTGAAGCTTGGCGAGTTAAGATGAACCAGTTAGAAATCCAAGCTAAAGAAAAAGCTAAGGAGTCTTTTAATGAGGTTATGTCAGAAGCTGAGAAATTAGCTGAATTAGAAAGAAGAAAAATTGTATTAGATGATTTTTTAGCTAGAAATCCTGGAGTGAATATTACTGATGAAGTAATAGCTAATGATATCCCACCTAGAATAACTAAAAAGCTAGATGATGGTAAAATTAGTTTCGAAGAATTCCTAGAAGAAAGCAAAAAGTATCTTACAAAAGTAGGGTATGTAGTAGAAGATACACAAAAGACGCCACAAGCACCTAATTTAAATAAAGCAGGGTCTGCTAACGCAGTAGAATCTTCTAAAGAAGATTTTGTGAAGTCTTATAAAAATGAAGTATATTAAAACAAGGAGATTAAATGGCTAATCCAACACAAACGGGAGTAGTTTCAATAGGTTCTGACTTAGAAAGAAAGAAATGGGTCAGAGAAGGTTTAATTCAGAAAGCATCTGAAAGTATTTTTGCACCATATATGGGTAATAGTTATTATTCAGTAGTTTACCAAGTAAATAATGAAAATGCAGCTGCAGGACACACTGTAGTTTTTGATTTTGATGGAAATATTGCTGGTAAAGCTCTTAAAGGTAAAGAGAGTGCAACTGGTAAAGGTGTTCAAAAGAAAAAATTCAGTGATAAAATTACTGTAGATAGATATAGAATGGTAGTTGATAATGGAGATAAATTTGACGGTGTAAACATCGGAGATTTAAGTATCAATGAGCACTCTGATAGTAGAAGTAAATTGGCTGATAAATACATTAGATTTAAAGACCAAGCACTTATTGATGCAGCACAAGGTAACTTAGGACAAAATCCTACGCATATTGTAGAATTTGACGGTTCAACAGCGGATAAAACATTTGATGTTAATGGTTTAATTAAGCTAGAAACAATTCTTAAAACTGGTGTAGGTTATGATGTAGGTGGTGTTAGAAGACCTCCATTACCATTTAAAACTATTGATGGTAAAAAATTATGGATTTTAATGGTAGATAGCTTCGCAGCAGCTAAATTAAAAACTAGTTCTAATTATCAAGCAATGGTATATAATGCTGATATCAGAGGTAACCAAAATAGAGCATTTACTGGGGTAATTGGTAAAATTGGTAATGTTATTGTAGTTGAAGCACCTTCATTTATGGGTGAAACACCAGCAACTGATGTAGCTAGTAGAACGTCGAATAGTGGTTGGGGAATTGAATCTTCAAGTATCGAATTATCTGGTCTTAGATTGTATGATGATAATAATAAAGCTTGGACAGGTCAACCAGGTTTTGATTTTAGTAGTTCAGAATTATGGTCAAGAGGTGTAATTTTAGGTGCTAGTGCATTACAATTAGCTATGGGTAAAATGCCTGATTATAAATACGAAGAATATGATTTTAGTATTAACTCAGAAAGTTTACTTGAAGTATGGACTGAAGTGCAAAAAACTAGATTATTAGCAGAAAATGAAGATTATGCAATGGCTAAAGTTGCAGGAATCGATTTTGGTATAGCTAACGTGGATATCAAACTATAAGACTCAGTCTTATAGTTTATAAATAAGGAGATTTTATGGTAGATTTGAGAAGAGAAGGAAATAATAATAGATTTAGAGAGATTGAAGTAGTTGTATCTGAAGCTCATGCAACAGTAGATCAAACTACTGCAACTTTGCCAGTATGCGGTTATGCTGTTACTAATGCTAGATTAGATGTAATTAAAGCTGACAGTACTTCTGGAGCAACAATGGACGTTAAAGTTAATGGAACAGTGGTTAATGATGAAGTTCCAGTAGATTCTACTGGATTTAATACAGGAACTTTAAAACCAGCTGTATTTAATACTGGTGGAGATATTACTATTGAAGCTGGATCTACTGCACCAGCAGGAGATGGTATTATTAGATTAGTTTTAGAAGTAGTTGCTATGGATGCAAGAGAAGGTGACTATATCAGTTAAGGATAACTAATGGTAACAAGAGTAGAACAAGCCCTAAATAATATTAGGGCTGCTCTATCTGATATAGATGGAGACAGATGGAGCGATAATCAACTAATATCATATATAGATAAAGCGCAAAAAGAGTTATGCAAGAGTTCTGGCGATCTGAAAACTACTTATAGTATAGATATAGTTGAAGGCGAGTATGCATATACACTACCAGACAATGTAATTAGAATAAATAGAGTTGAGTATAAGAGAAAAGAACTTCCTTTTAGACCTATAGATAAATTAGAAAGAGTTGGTTTAGATCACGGAGAGCCTGAATATGCATTATTCGATAAATTGAGAAGAGATAAAATAGTTTTATACCCAACGCCTAATACTCCTTATGAAGAAAATAATGCAGACTTAAGTGTATATGTAACTATCTTACCTTCAACTATATCTAATAAGCAAGATGAGTTTGAGATATCCCCTGTATATGATATAGCTATTGAGTTCTATACTTGTTATATGGCGCTTATAGCTAATCAAGATACCGTCTCGTTACAAATAGCTAATGAGTATAAGAATAATTATATTGCACAATTAAGACTGCTTTTAGCTGATACTTCAGTAAATTATAAGACAGTAGGTAGAACTAGCAACTATAAAGGTTTTGTATGATAACTAAAATGAATTTACCAGGTAATCAAGTTATAAAATGGGATGCATTTAAAAATGTAGCTATAGTAGATTATACTATTTTAGATAGACTACAGAATATAGAGAAGTTTACTAGCAGTGGAGAGAAATGGAAGATATTTGCTTATTTTGCAGATAACGAATCAGAAAGATCAGGCGATTTTACAGAAGTAAATGAAAAATTAGGTAAAGTAGGTATAGATGAAAATGAGAAGATAAAAAATCTTAATTCCTCTCCTATTACGGGAATTTTTATAAAATAAAGGATAGATATGGGATTTATAGAAAATGTAAATTTAGTAGCTGAACATTCGAGTGAAGTTATATCTACAGGTGAGCATGTAGATGAAATAGTCGAAATAAGATTAAGATACTTAGGTACTGGCACTACTGCACCTACAACAAGGTATGACGGGTCTACAATTAAAGCAGGTGATTACTACTTTGATACAGATACAAATATTTACAAAACTTGGAATGGGAACAGATGGGTAATTTATGATGGTGGGCAATATTGTGACCAAAATAAAGGTATAGGTTTCTTATACACTAAGAGTAATGTCAATGAGACTATTAACATCCCAGAAAATACAAATGGATATAGTGTAGGTAATTATACATTGGAAGACGGTGCAGAATTAGTAGTACCAGATGGTTCTGTGTATAAAATATTGTAAGGATAGATGATGAGTAAATTAATTATTAAAAATGATTTAAATACAGAATTAAGTATAGAGCATTTAGATGGTAATGGTGCTATGAGTCTTGGTTCTAAGGATTTTAAGTATATTAGAGATAATATTAAGGATATGAGTGATATTACTCCTAATGATGGTGATATTCTTATGGTGAAAGGATATCACGAAATTAATGATGGTGGAGGTGGATTATTTGTATATTCAAGTAATGAACCAAAGAATAATCATAATGGTGGAACGATAATTGATAGTTCTAAGTCATTTCCTGATGACTGGACTAATCAAACTGAATTAACTGATTGGTTCACTGGCTCAAATACAACTGATGGATGTTGGAAAAGAATGTTTGATGATAGTGTAAATACTAAATGGTTTGGTACTATTGGTGATGAAAATACTGATGATACTAAAGCATTACAAATATCTATAGATAGTTACAATAATATTTATATACCAAAAGGTTGTAAACACAAAATTATTAATATATCGAATAATGAAAATTTAATTTTTTTGGAAGCTCAGCTTGGTGAATATTTTGGTGAGGATGATATCATTAGATATTCTGATAAATATGGTAGAGTAAATAAAAAGGAGAGTAAATGAAATTTAATTTTGACTATAAAGAACCAAAAGTAGTAGCAGAAATAGGTTGTAATCATATGGGAAATTTTGAAATAGCAAA